CTCTTTTATAGGTGGTGGACTCTGTAATACTATAAAAGATACATATTCAGCTACTAGTATTATAGGTGGTGGTTTAAGAAATTGTATTAGTAATTATAGTAGATATGGATTTATAGGGTCAGGATTTAATAATAAAATTCTTGGAAGAGGTGATATTGTAGTTGGTGGATATAACAATTGTTCAGGTGCAGGGTATGGGTGTAATTTTATAGGTGGTGGTGCATTTAACAAAGCTACAGGTTATGGATTTAATCTTATAGTAGGTGGTAGTGCTAATTGTAACTATGGATACAGCAACAATGTAATAGTTGGTGGATGCAACAATGAAGTTAAAAATGGTAGTTATGCTACTCATGCATTTATAGGAGGTGGTAAACTTAATGATATAAATGCTTCTTTTACGGTAATAGTAGGTGGTTGTAGTAATGATATAAGTTCTCCTTGTTCGGCAATATTAGGTGGATGCTCTAACTGTATTAGTGGTGCCTGTGGTGCGCTTAGTACTATTGGAGGAGGATTTTCTAATTGTATTCTGGGTAAATGTGGATTTATTGGAGGAGGAACTAGCAATTGTATAGCATTTACACAAAATGATAGTGTTGTTGTAGGTGGTAATGATAACTGTGTAAATTCTCCATGTGCATTTGTAGGAGGGGGTCAAAAGAATTGTATGATACGTGGTATGATGGTTCAATCAGGATGTCACTCAGTTATAGTAGGTGGTCATTGTAATATTTCATGTGGTAACTGTTCTTTTATAGGAGGAGGATGTAGCAATAACATAAGTTGTGCTTCATGTTGTAGTGCTATATTAGGTGGAAAATCTAACTGTATTACTCATGATGATTCATTTATAATAGGTTCTAGCATTACATCAACAACAAACTGTACTACTCATGTTAATTGTCTTAATATTGGGTCTACGTGTGGGGGAACTACAGGAGCTAAACAAATTTCAATATTACCCGGGATAACATCCAATGGTAGTGTTGTAACAGATATGTGTGAAATGTGTGTTGCTTATAACGCTACTCAAATACAAGGAGTTTTAGGAAATGGACCAAATTGTGTTATAATAGCAGCCCCAGGGGCAAATAAAACATTAGTAATATATGAAGCTATATTCCAAATACAAACATCTGGAACAAATACAACACAAGGTTTTAATGGTGCATTTCAAGTAGTCTCACCTTCATATAATTGTAATAATACAAACATCAACAACACAGTTGCAGCATTAATACCAGCAAACGTCTTACAAGCTTCTGTTAGAAATGGTCAAACATATACAACTTATCAAAGAGATGCTCCTACAGATGGTAGAATATATTCTACAAATCAATGTGTACGTTTTGGATGGAGTTCTGGTAACCCTTATCCAAGTGGTTTTCCATCTGTATTTACTTGTTTAAGAACAAGATTAAGATATAAAATTTACTGCGACACAGCATTTTAATAAAAAATATAATATTTATAATAAAACAAAAAATTATGGACCATATTTGGAAAATATACGATTTAAAAAGAGTAATAGCTAATGGTATGGTTACTCAAGCTACTTATGCATGTGAATCAAAAGAAGATAACTCATCAACTAGAAATATAGGAGATATCGAATTAACAACAGGTTCTATATCAGACCCAGGTTTTGTTACTTACGATAATTTAACTCAAGATAATGTTCTAGGATGGATTACAGGAAGTATTGATACTGTATCAATTGAAACCGAAAATTCAGCTTCCATTGCTAGAAATATAACACAAAGATTAAAAATAACAAAAAAAAGTGGTACTCCTTGGTAAAATAGTTGGGAGTATTTAAATAAATTACGTATATTGTTTTATTAAAAAGTTATAAATGAATATTATATTTCAAATAGATGGTGGTCTAGGTAAAAGTATTATGGCAACAGCCATGGTAAAAGTTATAAAAAAACGTTATAAAAATGCTAATCTTATAGTTGTTACTGCTTATCCCGATGTATTTTTAAATAATCCCTATATTAATGAAATTTATAATCCTAACGATGTAAATGGTTTTTATTTAAAATTTATTAAAAATCAAGATTGTAAAATATTTGTTGAAGATCCATATAGACGTAGTGAATTTATTTTAGAAAAACCTAAAAATTTACTTAAAACTTGGTGTGAATTATTTGGATTACGTTATAATAATGAACAACCCCAAGTATATCTTACTCAACCTGAAATTGATTATTTTTCTCCTTATTATAAAACAGATAAACCTATATTAGCTATTCAACCAAATGGAGGACCAGCTGGATTAGGTTATCAATATGCATGGACTAGAGATATCCCAGAAATAAATATACTAGAGATAATTGAACATTATAAAAATGATTATACAATTATTCATATAAAAAGAGAAGATCAAAAAATATATCCGGATACAATGCAAGCATTAGATGGGTTTAGAAGTATAGCCATATTACTTCAATTATCCAATAAAAGATTATTAATAGATAGTTTTGCCCAACATATGGCAGCATCTTTAAATTTAAAATCTACAGTATGTTGGATTGGAACAAAACCAGAAGTTTTTGGATATAGATTACATGATAATATTAAAGCAAATTCTTTTACTAAAGAACCAAATTTAACATCAGCAGCATATAATCCTTTTAGTTTATCTGAAAATATTCATAATATACCCTATGTAGATTTAAAAGAAATATTTAATACTAATAAAATTATAAAATCAATAAATAATCAATAATGGAACAAATATATTTTCAATCTTCTTTACCTAGGGCTGGTAGTACTGTATTACAAAATATTTTAGCACAAAACCCAGATTTTTATGCTTCACCTACATCTGGTTTAATAGAATTATTAAACTCAGCAAAGGGTTCTTATTCTCAAGATTCTGCTATGTTAGCACAAGACGCAGACTTAATGAAAAAAGGATGGATTAATTTTTGTAGTGAAGGATTAAAAGGATTTTATAATGGGATTACAGATAAAAAATATATTATAGATAAATCAAGAGGTTGGGGTGTACACTATAATTGGTTAAATAAGTTTTACCCAGATCCTAAAATAGTTTGTATGGTTAGAGACGTAAGAGCTATTTATACCTCAATGGAAAAAAATTATAGAAAACACCCAGAAAAAGAATCAGGAGTTGTTAAGTGGGGAGAATTAAAAGGAACAACAACATCAAAAAGAGTTGATATATGGGCTCAATCCCCCCCTGTAGGGTTATCTATGGATAGATTAGAAGATTTAATTACTCAAGGTATAGATAAACATATTTTGTTTATTCGTTTTGAAGATTTAACTTTATACCCTCAAAAAGAATTAAATAGAGTATATGATTTTTTTGGATTAGATAGATATCAACACGATTTTCAAAATATAGAACAGATTACCCAAGAAGATGATAAAATACATGGTATATTTGGAGATCATACAATTAGACCTCAATTGAAACCTGTACCCAATAAATGGAATGATATATTAGGCAAGGAATTATCTGAAAATATAGTTAATACATATCCTTGGTTTTACAAATATTTTAATTATAATATATGATATATTGGTTAACTGGTCAGCCATGTGCTGGTAAAACTGTTTTAGCGGATATGCTTCAACAGCAATATTCTCCAAATGCCTATAGAATAGATGGGGATGATATGAGAGATTTATTTTCAAATAAAGACTACTCTATTAAAGGTAGAGTTGAAAATGTAGGCACAGCTCAACATATTGCTCATTATCTTCACAATCAAGGAAACGATGTTATCGTTTCTTTAGTAGCACCTTATTTAGATCAAAGAGAAGATTTTAAAACACTTTTAGGTGATAATATTAAAGAAATATATGTTCACACTACAGAACCAAGAGAACGTGACCATTGGAAAGCTATTGCGTATATTGGTCCCCAAGAAAATTATATTAACATAGATACTACAGATGATACACCTGAAGAATCTTTGCAAAAAATCTTAAATCAAATATGAGTAAAAAATATTCAATGTTTATCGGTCGTTGGCAACCATGGCACCAGGGACATCGATGGTTAATAGATCAGCGTTTAAATGAAGGTAAAAACGTATTAATTTGCATTAGAGATGTAGACCCAAATGAAAAACAACCTTGGACAGCACAAGAAGTTTTAGTAAATGTATCAAAAGAATTAGATGGTTTAATACAAGAAGGTAGAATAAAAATAATTATTATACCTGATGTTGAGTCAATAAATTATGGAAGAGGTGTGGGATATGATGTTATTGAACATATACCTCCTCAAAATATAAAAGAAATTTCTGCTACTAAAATAAGAAAACAATTAAGAAAAGATGGTAAGTTATAAAAGACATATTATAAAAACAATATCGTGGAGAATAATAGGAACATTAGACACAGTAATTATTTCAGGGCTCATAACGGGTTCTTGGGAAGCAGGGTTAGCTATAGGTGGGGTAGAAATTATCTCCAAAATGGTGCTTTACTTTCTACACGAAAGAATGTGGTATAAATTTAGTAAATTTGGAATAAGTAAAAATAATTAAATATTTATAATAAAATAAAAATAAAATGAGTAAAAAAGAAAGTATTAAGTTATCAGAAGAAGAATTAACAATTCTTAAAGGTTATCAAAAAAAACAAAACCAAATTACTTTTAATTTAGGTAATGTTGATATTCAAAAAGCCATTCTTGAAGGCCAACGAAGTACAATTTTAGAAAACTTAGCTAATTTACAAGAAGAATCTAATAAAACTGCTAAAGAACTTCAAGATAAATATGGTGATGGGAATATAAATTTAGAGACTGGTGAATTTACTATTGTAGAATAGTTTTAAAATTATATTTTTCTGTAATTTTATTTATTAAAGTAGTTTTTTGAAGGAGTTTTTAATATTTATAATAAAACAATATTAAAATAACAAAATAAAATGGCAGAAACATTAATATCTCCAGGTGTATTAGCAAGAGAAAACGACCAATCTTTTGTTACATCCCAACCAGCTGAAAGAGGTGCGGCAATTATAGGCCCAACTGTATTAGGTCCTGTTGAAAGACCTACATTAATTAGTTCATTTAGTTCTTATCAAGCGATTTTTGGTGGTGCTTTACAAAGTGGGTCGGGTGAATATACTTACCTTACTTCAATTGCGGCCAACCAATATTTTCAGAATGGAGGAACGTCTTTATTAGTAACTAGAGTAACATCTGGGTCATTTACTTCAGCAACTTCATCACTAATTACTAATACTAATGATATAGTAGGAGGAGCCCAAGCAAGTGGTTCTTTAGCAATTGTAAATAGTTTTGGGGAATCAGCAGAAGATGAATTTAGAGTAGTAGTAAATGGAAATACTTCTAGATTTGTTGCACAAGACCCAGCAGGAGGAATACCTGTAGACAACCCACCACTATACTTTTTATCAACTGGTGCTACTACTGCAACTTATATAGATAATTTAGTAGCTAAAATAGACTCAGTAGGTATTGGAGTTAACACTGACGATTACACATCAAATATTGGAATTACGTCTTCTGCAATAGGAACAAGTGGTAATGAAATTAGCGTTTTAACTGGTTCATCAACAACTTTTTCAACAGTATTAACTTTACAAGGAGGAATTGCAGGAAGTGGTTCAACAGGTGCTTTTGAACTTGAAACTATTTCTGAAGGTGAATTAATGAATACTGGAACAGCATCTATATCAAATGGTGCTTTAACATCTGGTTCTGCTAATAATGTTAGATGGGAAATAGCATCAGCTAATACATCATCTGGTGTATTTAGTTTATTAATAAGAAGAGGAAATGATACTGACAATAATAAAGTAGTATTAGAATCTTATAATAACATTTCACTAGATCCTTTTGCTTCAAATTATATTTCAAGAGCAATTGGTGATATTTCTACTACTTTAATAACAGAAGGAACAGATACTTTCTTACAAGAATCAGGATCTTTTCCTAACATTTCTAATTATGTAAGAGTTAAAGAAGTCACCACTCCAACTCCATATTATTTTAATAATGATGGGTCAGCAAAAGCAGAATTTACAGGAAGTATACCTGAAGTGGGTTCTGGCTCTTTTAATGGTTCTTTCAATGGAGCTGGAGGGTCAACTATCCCAACAGGTAGAGCTGCTAACTTTTATGAAAATATTAATACTACAGATACACAAGGATTAGTAGGAGATGATTATGATAATGCAATAGCATTATTATCTAATCAAGACGATTACCAATTTAACGTAATATCAGTACCAGGTTTATCAAACCAACATCAGGCTGCTCAAATTACTAGTGTAATGAATAATTCAATTTCACGAGGTGATAGTATTGCTGTAATTGATTTAGTAGGATATAACCAACAAATTAACACAGTAGTTAATGCCGCAGGTGGGATTGATAATAGCTATACAGCTACATACTGGCCTTGGTTGCAAACTGTAGACCCAAATTCAGGTATGTTAGTATACATACCAGCTTCGACATTTATACCAGGAGTATATGCGTTTACAGATGCTTCAAGTGATCCATGGTTTGCACCAGCAGGTATTACTAGAGGTGGAATGGGACAAGTTGTTAGAGCCGAAAGAAGATTAACTTCTACAAATAGAGATACTTTATATGAAGCAAATGTAAACCCAATAGCAACATTCCCATCACAAGGAGTTGTAGTATTTGGACAAAAAACATTACAAAAAGCAGCTTCTGCATTAGATAGAGTAAATGTACGTAGATTGTTAATTACACTTAAGAGTTTTATCTCCCAAATTGCAGATAATTTAGTATTTGAACAAAATACAATTGCAACAAGACAAAACTTTTTAACACAAGTAAATCCATATTTGGAAAGTGTTCAACAAAGACAAGGATTATATGCTTTTAAAGTAGTAATGGATGAAAGTAATAATACACCAGATGTTATAGATAGAAATGAGTTAATAGGACAAATTTTCTTACAACCAACTAGAACAGCTGAATTTATATTACTAGATTTCAATGTATTACCAACTGGAGCAACATTCCCAGCATAAAAACTAAAAAGATAAATATTTATAATAAAATAAAAAAATAAAATGGCAGTATTAAACCCAAACGAAATATTTTTCACGGCATTTGAACCAAAACAAAAGAATAGATTTATCTGTTTTGTAGATGGATTCCCAGCTTATATTATGAAAGGTGTAGGAGCTGTAACTGTATCACAAGGAACAGTACCTTTGAATCACATTAATGTTCAAAGATTTGTAAAAGGTAAAACAACTTGGGGTACTATTCAGTTTACATTATTTGATCCAATCACTCCATCTGGTGCACAATCAGTAATGGAATGGGTTAGATTACACCACGAATCAGTAACTGGTAGAGATGGTTATAGTGATTTCTATAAGAAAGATCTTACAATCAATGTACTAGGACCTGTAGGTGATATTGTATCAGAATGGATCATCAAAGGAGCAATGATTACAGAAGCTTCATTTGGAGATTTCAACTGGGATACTGAAAATGCTGCTCAAGAAATTACAATGACAGTTCAACCAGATTACTGTGTATTAAATTTCTAAAAATTTTACCCACCCCTGATTTAGAAAATAGCTTGGCTTCGGTCAAGCTTTTTCTTATATTAATATGTATCAACGATAAAAATGTTTTAATTAAATAAAGATTATGGCTGAATTTGAATTCCCAACAGAAGAGATAGAATTACCCTCTAAAGGTTTAATATACTTAAAAGATAATCCCCTTTCAAGTGGTAAGGTAGAGATTAAATATATGACTGCTAAAGAAGAAGATATTCTTTCAAACCAATCATTTATTGAAAAAGGAATAGTATTAGAAAAATTACTTAAATCTGTTATTATAGATAAAAATATTAATATAGATGACTTAATTGTAGGTGATAAAAATGCATTGTTAATTGCTACACGTATTTTAGGGTATGGTAGTAATTATGACATATCTGTTAAAGGGCAAACATATACTTTAGATATGTCCACCTTAGAAAATAAAGAAATTAAAGACTCAGATTATACAGCGGGAAAAAATGAATTTAATTTTACTACTCCTTCTACTAACACAATTTTAACTTATCAACTAGCTACGGGTAAATTAGAAAAGCAAATTGAAAGAGAAATAGCTGGTTTAAAAAAATTAAATAAAGAAGGATCAGCAGATTTAACAACTAGGTTAAAATATCTTATTACTTCTGTTAATGGGAGTGAAGAAAAAAAGGATATTAGAGATTTTGTAGATAATCATTTTTTAGCTAGAGACTCTAGGGCTTTTAGAGAACATATTTCATCAACACAACCGGATGTAAACCTATCCTATATTTTAGATAATGGAGAGGAGGTAGTTGTGCCTATAGGGCTTAACTTTTTTTGGCCTGACTACAAATAATGCGTCTGAAGTAAGAATTAATTTATTTAAAACAATCCACCAAATAATCTTTCATGGTAAAGGTGGGTATGACTTTCAAACAATATATAATCTACCTATTTGGTTAAGGAAATATACTTATAAGGAAATGTTAGATTACTATGAAGCAGAACAAGCATCTATAAAAAACCAACAATCCGCAGGTAAATCATCACTTGTAGACTCTGATGGTAAAATAAATGCCCCACAATTTAAGCAAGCATCTAAGGAATATAAAGGGAAAAGCAGCTACAAATAGTTGCTTTTTGCATATTTATAATAAAATATCTACATGGCAACTTTAGACGAACAAGAATCAAATGCTAGATCCATTAGGGATATACTAACTGATATTAATAGGCTTACTAAGGAAAATTTAAACCTTGAAAAACAGAAATTAGCTACTGAAGAACGTATTAATTCTGAACAACAAGATATTTCCAATACCATAAAAGATCAAACAAAACAACTTCAATTTCAAAAAGCCGAAAAATCAGCTATTCTAAGGTCTACAAATTCTATAAGTAGAGTATCTGAAAATATCACAACTTTTCAAAAACAAGAGCTAATTGATAGTAAAGCAATTGCTAAATTAGGAAAAGATAAGTTAAAAATAGATAAGGATATTAGTCTTTTAAAACAAACTCAGAAAAAACTTACTAGTGATACTGCTGGGCTTACTTCCGAACAAATAAAATCCAATTTTGCCTTAGCTGAATCTATAGATGATCAAGTCAAAAATGCTATAATTTTAAAAGCAGAAATATCTGCCATAGAATCATCTTCTAATAACGTATTTAGTAAAGATGGAATAACATCAATGAAATTTATGAGTAAAGCCCTATCTAAAGTACCAGCGTTAAGTGCATTTTCATCTACATTTGATAAAGCTGGAAAAGCTGCTTCTGAGGTTGTTGGTGAAATGGAAAGTACTAATTTTGGTTTAGATAAATTTAAAGCTTTAAGAGCAGAAGGAGTGGGCATTAAAGATGCAATGTCACAAGCAGGAGTTAATTCTCAACAAATAAAAGCAGGAAAATTTACTGAGGGTCAAATGAATATGAAGTCTATAATGACATCTGCTAAAAGTTTAGTAAAATCAATGAAGGCGGCCTTAGCCCCAGCGGCATTGTTAGCTATGTTCCTTAATGCTTTTATAAAATCTGATAAAGCAGCAGGTGATATGGCTAAAAGTATGAACATGACATATAAAGAATCTTTAGCTACTAGACGGGAACTTAAAAAATCTGCGGATCTTTCTTTTAGTAATAAAGTTACTACACAAGGTATGCAAGATTCTTTAGTAGCTATGTCCGAAGCATTAGGTACTAATACTATGTTAAGTAAAGAAATGTTAGTTCAATTTACTGAAATGAGAGAATATGCTGGGTTTACAAATGAAGAATTACAAGGTATTGCGGCTATATCATTAACTACAGGTAAAACAATGAATGAAGTTACAGGGGAATTTATGGCTCAAGCCCAAATATCATCAACA